GGCGGTGACCGCGACGGTCGCGGTACCGGCCGCGATGGTCGCGTCGGCATCAGTGGTGTATAGCGCATTGTCGGCCCGTTGCAACTCGGTACCGGCCGGAATGACGGTGCCGTTGACGCCGGTCACGGTGACTGATCCGGTCGCGAAGGCCGCGGCCAGGCGGTTGACGCCCCAGATGGTAGACCATCGCTCCAGGTATTCGGCCTCGGCCGTATCGTACATCACCTGCTTCGATACCCAGTCGATAAACCCATACAGCCCGTGCACCGCGCCTGCATGCACGCGCGCCAATACGTTCAGGTTCGAGCGGCGTAACGCCGCGTCGCTGCCCGGCAGCCGCGCCAATATATCGTTAATCGCCCGAGTGATCAGATCACCGAGTACAGGCCGCGAAAATGCCATTTATGCGCTCCAAAAACTTTCAAACTGATATCGGATAACCGGATTGCTCGGCCGCTGAATCGCCACTTGCAACCCCAGGACGCCGGCGCGCGGGATACTGGCCACCACATCGACCGACTCGGCGACGCCGTCATCGATCAACCAGCGCAGCGCCTGCTCGGCATACTGACGGGCACGGTTCAATACTTCGGACAGTTGCTTCTCGCGCGACAGCAGCCACAGCCGCGAACCGATGCGGTCCGCCGCATCCTCGTTAAAATCATCGCCCCACCAGCCGCGGCGTTCCTGCCCGCCGTCCGGGATCACATCGTCATCCTCGGCGCGGCGATCGGTGAACAGACTGATGATCACCGCCGTTTCCAGGCCATCGTCTTCGGCCAGACCGAGCGCGTCCTGTAGGTAAACCGCGCCCTGTTCGAAGCTGATGAAGACCGTTTTGATGTCGCTCATCAGACCGGCACTCCCGTTTGCGCTGCGCCCGCTGCCACGCCGCCGTGCTTGTGCGTCTTCAGGCTGATGCCGTCGGCGATCACGTCGCCGCCGGTCACGACCACCTGCGGGCAGTTCACTATATTAATAGAGTGGCTGGCGCCGCTGATCACGATGCCGGCGCGGGTCAATGTGATGGCGTGGCCCAAATCGTCGTAGATCGCCACCTCGCCGGCTTGCAGGCCCTTGATCCGGTAGCGGCGATCATCGATCGCTAGCACCAGGCCGTGATCGCGATTACCGCCGACGAACACCGCCGCCACCTCGGCACCCACCAGCGGCGCGCTGGTGAATCCGTAATCCTGGAAGCGCTCCATCTCGCGCACCTCGCCGTCCAGCAGCTTGACCTGCACGCTTTGCAGCTTCAGCGCATCGTTGGCCAGCGACAGCACGCCGCGCGCGACCATCAGGCCGACCCGGCGCGCAAGGGGCGCGGTGACTTTATTGATCGCCTTGATCACAGATTCCACCCCCATTCCAGGTTGACCTTGGGCTCGGCTGACGATCCGTCGCCCGTTGACGCCTTCTTTTTTCTTTTCGCTGTGCCTGTAGAGCCTGGCGCCGAAGCCGTCGCGATCGTGTCGTAAGCCTCCGGCCGCGCCAGTTCCAGCGTGGTCAGCGCGCCTGAGCTGTCTTCCAGGGTAAAGCGCACCGACGTGATCAGTAATTCATGGTCTGCGCCGAGAAGCGGCGAGGTCAGACGCGTGATCGTGTTCGGCTGCCACAACTTGCCGCCAGCGGCCCAGCCGTTGACGGTAATCGTTGCCCGTGTGCCGCGACCGGCGCGGACATTGCGCTCCCAAAGGGCGCGCTCCGCAAAAGTGGCGTTGCCGCCCTGGTCTTCCGCGAGCACGATCAGCGGGCGGTAGCGGGTCACGCCGGCGTCCTTGCTGGACGCTGACGGATGCGCCACGGCCGCGCCGTGCGTATTGTCATCGCCTTGCGCCTGGCCTTTGATGATGTAGTCGCTGTAGCGGTCGGCCGTGTTGAATTCGCCGTCCGCCCGCAAAATGTTTTTCCCCTCGATCAAATCGGCCGGGGCTCTTGCGGTACTGGCGCGGGTCAGCACGATGCCGCCCAGCCCGTCGGATATGACCAGCAGCGCCCGCATCTTGGCCGCGCGCTCGATCGCCTCGTAAACGGTCTCGCCCTCCTGAATGCTGAACGCCGGCAGCGCCGCGCCGGTGGCCGCTTGCACCGAAACCGGGATGCCGAACGGCGCGCACAAATCCGCCGCGATTTGCTCGATCTTTCGATTAACCCACGCGCCGGTCTTGTAGATCGCCGAGCAGTCGACCAGGTCGCCGGCCTTGTCGCGGCCGGAAAAGCTGATTTCGTGCGAGCCGGCATCGTAACTCCGGCGCACCGCATCGATATAACCGGTGATCACCGTCGTACCGGAGACTTTCACTTCGCAGTCTTGCCCGGCCTTGATATCGGCCGTCATCGGGCCGATCGGCGAGTTCCACTTATCGGTCACGCTCAGATCGAACGCGCCCGACAGCTGCTCGATGCCGCGCTCGATGCTGAGCTGCTGCCAGCCGCCGAAGCGCTTGCCGTTGACGATCAGCTCCACGCTCATGCGCTCAATACCTCGATCGAGCGGCCGCCCGGCACGAAACCGGGATGGCGGACGTTGTTGCGCTGCACGATGTCGTCTGCCTGGGCGGTGCTGCCATAGATACGGTAGGAAACCACCAAGGCTGGCAGTGTATTCTGCATGGAATGTTGCACCAGGCGCGACAGATCGGCCGCGCGGATCGCGATGTCTTTCACCACCGCGATGCGCAGATCCAGCAGCGCGACATAGGCCTCGTCATCGGCCGTTTCTGCCAGCGTTTCGAGCTTTCCTGCGACTTCATCGCGCAGTGCGATCGCTTCGTTGTAGTTTGCCGGCGTAATGTTTGCCAGCGCGCGCGCCGCCTCGATCGCGGCAGCCTGCCGAACCAATGTGATGACAGCGGCCTGATTCGCTGCCTGTTGACGGCGATTCGGTGTGGTTTGCGGTACGGTCTGCGCATTCGCGCCGAAAGCGAACAGCGATCGCAGCGAGGTCAGCGCGCCGGAGTATGTAGAGGTCACGTCGCCCAGGCCGCCAACCTGAGCATACAGCGAACTCGCCAGCAGCGCAGGCGACCTGACCATTGCCGTCAGCCGGGTCGAAACGCCGCTCATACCGGAAAGGAAGCCCGGCAGCAAATCGCCGGACAAAATCGATAAATTCGAGGCCGATTGAATGGAGGTTAATGCCTCATTCGCCCACACGATCGCCGCATCGCCGACAAAATCCAGCCAACCCGCCGCCGCAAACACCGCGGCAAAGCTTTTTTGGCTTGCAGTTGCCGCCTTGTCGGCCGCCGCTTCAACGGCCCTGGCCGTGTTCGTTTGCGCCGATGGCTCGCTCTTCTCTCCGGACTCGACAAAGGTGATCAGGAAACGCGCCAGGCCGCCTTCGTCGGTCGATTCGGATACACTGGCATCGACGGCGACCGCGCGCATGCGGCCGCGATACGGATGCACCAGTTCGCCCGCACCTGGCTTTTCCAACGCCTCGATCAAGCGATCGCGGGCGGCCATATAGTTATCGCCGAGCACCAGCGCCTCGATGTCAAACTCGCGGGCGCGGCGCCCCATGTCTTCGGTATAGGGGAGATCGCGCTGCGGGTATTCGTGCACGATATTGCGCCGACCGATCACGCCGCCGGCGGCGGTCGTGAAGAACGGCACGCCGCGGAAACTGCCTTTTTGCAGTTGATCGCGCCAGGACATCAGTAGGCCCCCGCCATGGTCAGGCCGGTCGAGACTTTCAGCGGCACTTTCGGATTGTCCGACTTGATGGCCGTGACTTTGCCGGGGCCTTTAATCTCGACCTCGATCTTGCCGCCCACATCCGCTTTTTGTGCAGTTGATTTTAGGGTTGTCAGCGGCTTTCCTGTCGCTTGCGTCAGGGGCGCCGCGTTGACTTTCGCCATCATGCTTTCAACCGACGGATACAGCGTTTCACCGCCGGCAAACGGGCTCTTAAACGTCGCTATATTTGCGATCGCGCGGCCGATACCGCTGACGCCGCTAACGACCGCATCGAATGCCAGCTTGATGCCGCCAGTCACTCCCTCGACGGCTTGCAACAAGCCGTTGACTAAAAAGTCTTTGATGTCGCTGACGCCCTGCTTGACTGATTTGACTACCTTGTCCCAGTTCAGCCACAAGGCGGCCACAGCCGCCGTAACAAGTCCGATGCCCAGTAATATCGGGTTGGCGGCGAAAGCGGTTGTCATCAGAGTAGCACCCGCAACCACCAGCATAATCGACGACAGCAACGGCCCCAACATTGCAAGCGCGATGCCGCCGAAAACGATCTTAGCCAGATTACCGAAACCACCGACCTTTTCGGCCAGTCTCTGAACGCCGCCCCATGCCAACACTAAGGCGTCATAAACTCCAGTTACAGTGTTATAGAGTTTTTTGCCGGCGGCATCGATCGTTTTCAGGCCCTCTGCCGTTTGCAAGAAATTTAGATGGTTGATCAGCTCTAATAGTTTATCGCTGAGAAAACCGAACGTACCGCTGCTGTTCATGATCTGGTCAACCAGCGTCTTCCAGGTATCCGATAGCGTGGACATCATGCCATTCCATGTCTTGCTCTGCGCTTCGGCTGCGCCCTTGGCATCCTTGCCTATGGCTTCAAGCAACAATGCAATTTCTTTGCGTCCTAACCGACCTTTGCCGATCATATCTGTAATGGCGTCCTCGCTTTTGCGCATCGCCTTCGCTAACAACGGCACAACAGCGATACCGCGCTCGTTCAGCACGACAACCTCTTCCATTTGCAGCTTGTTTTTCAGCCATGCCTGGCTGACCTGATTGGCGATCTCGATGAAATTTTCCTGATCCTTGCCTGTTTTCGCGTTTATATCAGACAACGCCTGTAAGCTCTCAAATACAGGACCTATACCAGCATTCCGGAGCATGACCCAAGCTTTCGACGCGTCCTTTACTTCTAACGGTGTGTTTTTTGCGAAGTCCTGAATGCGGCGAAAGACTTTTTCAGCCTTATCTTTACTACCTTCAATGGATAGAATTGCAACCCGCAGTTGCTGAAATTCGGCCGCCGTCTCGATAAATTGCTTATTGAAGACAAATCCCAAGATACCGCCAAGTGCAGATACCTTAGCTGTTAACTTGGTGACGTCTCCAATCACGCCACGAATACCCTTGCCGAGCATTGATGCGCCGCTGGAGTGCATCGCCTGATTCAACTGCGCCCCGGCGCTTCTCGCGCCTTGACGCAATTGATTCAACTGGTTGCTGATCTGATGCAGAGGCCCGGTCAGCCGGTCGACTGCGTTCAGAATGAGCGAAAGATGTAAATTACTGCTCATTTAGCCTAACCACCTGTCCGTGCCACATCAGAAGATCTTCCGCGTCCATGTCCCATAACTCGGACGGCGGAAAATGAAAGGTGTACGCGATATCTCCTACGACGTCCCGCCAATTGCGGGGAACTGAGCCAAAAAACCGGAGACCGCCTCGGTGATTGCGCCGAAGTCCTCGGCGTCGATCTGGTCGACCGCCGACATCGGCAGCTCGGCCATCGCGCCCAGCAGCGCGGCGACCTTGCCGATTTCGCCTGGCGCCGCGTCCATTGCCTTCATGTGCTTCATCTTCAGCCGGTCTGGCAGCGTCAGTTCGGTGACTTGTTCGCCGTTGACCGTGATCGGGTGTTTTAACGTAATTTTCGCCATATCAAACCTCCTTGCAATCCAGCGCGCCGAATACTAGCTTGACCTCGCCCTTCTCCAGCTCCAGCGCATTGCCGCACCAGGCGCCATTCAACACAAAGCTTGCCCCGGTATCGGTGTCGAATGAAATGGTCGCCGCCGTCATGGCCCGATAGTCAGCCAGCTTCACATCGCTGGTATGCGGGATAACGCATTCAACGCCCGGCGCTTCGGTCTTTTCAGAAAATCCGACGACGCCGGTATCGGCGACAACGGTTTCGCGCGATACGCCGCCGTACATCAATTTAGCGCCTTCCTTAGACGCCAAGCGCTTGCCGGCGACGGTGATAAAGACGCGGCCCGTTACTTGTGCCATGATCGACTCCTAGAGAATGAATTGAACCGCAGCCGCGAACACGTCGAACTGATTGACCGTGTTCGGTGGGATGATCGCGTTGACGCGGTTGACGTCGCTTGTCGAGCGCACCACGATCAGATCGTTGATGAACTGGTCTAGGTCTTCCAGCAGACCGGCGCGCTCCAAATCGGCCGCCGCCGCGATCAGCGTGTTGCGGATCAGCTTCGGCGTCGCGATCGGCTGCCCAGGCTGGATCTTGCCGAGCACGTCGTCACCGGCCAATTTATGGCGCGGGTAATCGCGCAGCACCGCCATACGGAACGCATAGCGCATATAATCGACAGTCCACTTCGTATTCAGCTTCAGCAAGCTGACATCCTCGACGCCGAAGCTGTTTTGTTGATAGGTCGTGACCACCTGCTCGATCATCGCGTTGCCGGCCTGGTCGAAAATGATCGAACTGATGCCATCATGCAGCATATTGTTGCGTTCGGTGTCGACAAATCGGTCGGCCTCGACCGGCGCCAGCACGCTCGGCAGGCTGATTCCACGGAATGGTCGCGCCGGATCGTTGGCGCCGGCAAACTCGATCGCCGCGCCGAACTGCGCCGAAATCACCCACGGTAAGGATGGCGACTTGTTCAGACCGCTGAACGACGATTGCGCGCTGTTGCGCGCCGAGCCATACGCGGACAGCGCCGAGAACGAGCCACTCTTGTGCGCGAACACATGCCCGGTGCGCATGTCCATGCCGCCCCAGCGACTGTCCAGCTCGGCTTCCAGCTGCTGGATGTTTGCGGTGTCGGTCCAGCCGCACAGGATCGTGTATGGGTTCATCGTCGACATCGCCGAGATCGCCGCCGAAACGTCCGGATTGCCGGTGCCGGTAACGCTTGATGCAAACGCCACCGCCAGACCGGTCGGCAGGAACTCGCCACTGTAATAGTTGACCCGGTAATCGATATCGTTGCCATCGACGCCCTTGTGCCGCGCCGTGCAGGTAACCACGCCCAACGCGTTGGTGGCCGTCACCGCGCCGTCCGGATCCGCGTTGATCGCCGCCGCCACCGCCGTTGCGATGTTGGTCATCGTCTCGCCGGCAACGACCTGCACCGACAGCCGCCGGCCGCCGATGTATAGATAGAGCGTGCCCGAGGCGGTGACCGCACCGGTCAGGGTGATCGTCTGCGCCGCCGCCACGCCCGCGACCAGGTCGTCGAGCGCCAGTGCCCAGCATTCGGTGTACGGGTTGACCCGCAACGCCGCCTCGATCTGCTGCGCCAGCATCGAGCCGCGCCCGAAATAATTGACGCCGTCTTCCTTGCGGCTGACGCGGGTCAACACGCCTGCGGCCACGGTGCCGGTAGACAGCCTTTGGCCCAACACCAGCATCTTGTGCGGCATCACCGGCAGGCCGCGCACCGCCTTGGTGTGATCGATCTCGGCATAGGCGCCGGGGACGCGCCAGTCGAGGGGGATGGTTAAAAATGGAATGTTGTCTGGCATGGCTTAGCCTTTGGGTTTTGATTTTGTGGTTACGGCATCGTCCGGTGTGACGATCTCGATATCGCCGGCATTCAGGCGACGCAGCCAGTAGTTGGAGGCGATTACGGTTTCGCCGTCGGGCCGCAAAAAAAGGCCGGTTTCCTTGCGGACGTTGTCTCCGGCTGCGGGTTTGATTCTGATTGATTGTCCGAAAATCATGCGATCTCCATTAATAGGCCTGGAAAAAACTCAAATCGATGTATGCTGGTGCCGCGCCAGGCAGCAATGAATTCATTACAGACTCTATTTGTGCCGTAACGTCTGGAAACCATATACCGCTGCCGTCCATCACGGTAGCCATGCTCAGCAAAACAGGCTGATAGTCCGTTCCTCCCGCTGGATCAATTGTTGCAAAAATTGGCGACCCGCTATCCCCGCTGTTGATCGTGAATCCCCAGGTATACAGGCTGCTCAAGCTGTGGTTAGTCGCGATGGGGGGATGATATGGATTTGCCATTGCCTCCTCATAGGTTTGCCTATTCAGAGTCCCATCAATCCATTGGTTCCATCCATGTATCATCTGCCACCGGCCCATAACGCTGTTCAGGATACCCAGATAGCTAACAGGCGCTGGCGACATGTTCAGGCATTGCGCTTGCGCGCCTGCATTACCCATCATCAAAACCGGAAAATCCTGTTTCATGTTTTGGTCGGGCAGATACGTTTCGTAATTCGCCGGCATCATTTTCATGATGGTTATGCGGGGACTTCCAAGGTAAGGAGAGACATCAAAATCCGAATCAAACAGGTGTAAGAAATCCCCTCTGTCTGGGTAGAGCCGTTGCGTCGCCACTACATGTCGCGTCTGATAATTCCCCGCTCTGTCGAGATAAATGAATTTCTGCCCAATGTAGGCCGCCGTGTGGTTACACGTCATAGCAATACGCGGGTGAATCAGCGTTAGCGGGTAGCCATTCGGCTTATTTGTTCCGTTACCTTCGCGATACACGCAGATTCCGCTTAGATCGACAAATCCATTTGCGAATAAATTAGGGTTTCTGGTGATGGAGAAATTATTTACATCCGCGTTTGTTGTGGTGAACATGCACTGCGTATTCACCCCATTCAAATTGTCTGGGTTGTGAATGCGCCAATAATCGTATGCAGAGGTCTTCCCAGCGACCATGCTCAAAACGGCATTTTGAACATGCAAAGCTAGATTTTTTTCATTGCCGTTTACCACATTGGATATGTAATTTTTTATGGTGGAGAAGACGGCGTCAACTGCCTCCCTATTCACTTGGTGGGATAATACCTTCCTGTTTAGCCTATTGTCGCTCACCAAAAATTTAACGTCCCGTTGACCGGCCGTTATATAGTTGGGTCTAAACGCACCACCGATCATGTCGGCGTCCGTCGGGGACAAATTCTCCAAACTATATCCTTGAGGCACCGTCGCGGTAAATCCCTGGATTGCATTAGACAACGTTACGTTGTGCATGGATTTATTGTGCAAAACAGTATCCGCAGCCGTAGATGGGAGGCCCTCATAAAAATCTGCGATCTTCACATCGAGCGACCCCTGTTCGAACGCATTCGGCCCACGCACTCTTATCCCACCACCATGTATAATTTTCATCATTCCCTCTTATCAACCCACAGACCAATCATTCGATGCGTGATAAGTGAATCGATATACTTGATTCGCTGCATTCGTGCCGGCCGCAAAGGTCGATCCGCCATTGATGGTTTGACCAGCAGGGGATGCCTGCGTGCCGATAGTCAAGGCGGTGTGGCCGTTAACGAGGCGTATCGGTACTTCCTGCCCTACTGTAGGATTTGGTGGCAGATTGACCGTTAAAGCCGCTTGCGCCGCCGTGGTGATATTGGAACAGGTTGTGCCCTCGGCGAGATTGATGGTTCCCGTCGATGATGCCGCCGCAACTTTGTGTGGTTTGCGGATCGATGGATATGGGCTCCAGAGATTCGCGCCTGCGTTAGCATAGCGAGAGTTTCCAATCGGTTTATTTTGGTTAGAAGCAGTGGCAAATGCGGTCACTTGAGACAATATCAAGTTGTTGTGCAACATCCACCCCGTCATCGTTCCATCTACCCCGGAAATATCGTCAGCCAGGTATAAACCGCAGGCGACTGGGAGTATTTTTGGACCTCCCGTGCCTGGAACCAGTATCGTCTGCCATGCTTTGCCATCGCGCGTTACAAATACACAACTAGGACCGTTGCCAACGCCATTGGTTGTTCCGGATAACGCAAAGACGTGTGGGTGATGCGGTACTTGACCATTGTAATTAGTTACACTGTAAGCGGAGGGTAAAGTAATCGCCTGCCACACACCAAGGGAAGCATTTACTGCGTCGTAATCAGCAAGGTATGCTGTTGTCAACCCACTCTGGCACACAATGACTTTATTGCCGAAGAAGACAATGTATGGCACTGCCGTCAGAGCGGCTGGTAAATCAGCGGCAACCCATGCGGCGGTAGCCGCCGTAGCGCCTTTTAACACCGCGCACTTAGAGCTGTTGGTAAATACGATTACTGCAAACGGGCCGGAATCACTTTTAAACTGTTGTGGAGAGGCCAATGAATATAAAGAACCATTAGCTAGGCTTAAGTTGCAACCAGCAGGCAAATCCAACAGGGAGATCGTATCCGAATTGGTATCAATCAGCGCTGACTTTCCAAGAGTAGCGTTATCGATTGTCAGAACGCTGTTTGGACCGCACATCATTGGCGCGATCCACGCCGTATTAGACGCGTGCAACGCAGTGGTATAGGTGCCCCAGGTAGAATAAGGAGCGTTGAGATAGTAGGCGTTAACCCCAGCTTCAATACTTACGATGCGCTTACCATCCGTTGCATATTTTGGCGATGTCGTTCCGGCACGCGGATCTATTTTGAAGAAATTGACTAAATCGAAAGTCGCCTGAATGTCACCCGCTGCTTTAGCGACCATGAAAAGCGGCTTCGGCGCATTCGCTGACGGCGTAAAACCGCCGAAGGACAAAAAATCAACCGGAGATGAATATAGATTCATCAACGCAACGGGGTTTACCGGTTGCAAATGGAATCCGATATTGCCGCCAAGATTGTTACCGGCATAGAATACGTCCCCGCCCGCCGTCGTGCCATTGAATTTCACAAGGGCGTTAGTATCGGTCGCACTGGCTAATTCTCCTACCGAACCAATGGTCGCCAATAAATTCGCCAACGTATCGGTGCGTGGGATGATATTAGCGATCAAATCCCCATTGCTGTCCAGGGCGACCGATCCTGTCCACTGATTGCCATCACAGATATAGAGAGTCTTGGTGGCCTTGACCAGGGCCACGCCGACGCCAAAATCCGTCGCACTCGCCCTATCCGCCAATTGATCATACACCACAATCCTTCCGACGCCTATCGGCCCCGCAGGCGGTACTCCCCCGACTTCGGTCACGCTGCCGTCCGCCACCCGTCGCTGCCAATAGGCCGATGCGATCACGACCTCGCCGCCGGCGGCGAGGTCGGTGCCGTCGGGCTTCTTGACGGTCTGGCCGCCGGCGGGTTGCACGGTAACGGATTGCCCTATGATCATGGTCTAGTCCTATGGTAACGAGGTGGTATCGGTCAATTCGGGCCGGCTCGCCGTATAAACCGGCGGCTCGGCGATCCATTTTTGGTGTTCGGCCTGCGTCTGGTGCGGGTCCACGTCGTAATCGGCGTGGAAGGTCGCGAAGTCGGCCAGGGCTGCCAGGGCGGTGTCATCGATCGCCGCATTCGTCGCCTTGGCCGTCAGCTGTAAACTGCCTGCCTGTAGCCCGCTGTTTAGCCAGACAGCGCCCTTGGCGAAGTCGGCGCTTTTTACCGACCAGACCGTGCTGGTCGTTTTCAAACTGTCGAGATAGGACGCCAGGATGTCGATGATCTGGTATAAGCCGATCGTCTGCGCATCGCCGTGCCGGGCGGCTTCGACGCCGCGGGCATTGCGGGCAATGCAGATCAGATCGAAGCGGACCTCGGCATACGCATCCCCGTAACCCACCTGGCCGGCGACGGTATAAACCGCCGGCGCAGAACTCGCGAAGCGTTTCACCACCGTGGCGCCGTCCCCATCCGGCATGACTGCCACTTCGCGCAGGTTCGCCGCGATCGGCGAAAGCTTCACGGCGGCGATCAGTTCCTGTTCCAGCTCGACCAGCATGATTAGTAGCTATCCCGGCTAAATACCGATGGGCTGGAGCTGAACTCCGCCGTGCCGCCGGCAACTTCCGGCAGGGATCCGGCGGTGTCCGGCGCCAATTTGATCTTCCCGGTCGCGACCTTTTCCAGATACTTGATCGCATTGTCGTAATCATCCTTGACGCGGTCCGTCACCTGCTCGCGATACAGCCGATATCGGGTAATGTCGCAGGCCAACCGCTTCAAGTTGGCGGGCACCACCGCCAGCGGCAGATAGCTGATCAGATAACCGTCTATCTCCGCGTCGGCGTCCGCGATCGCGGCGTTCAGCACCGTATCGTCGATCACGCCCAGATTGTCCAGGTCGGTGAGCTGGATCAACTCCCGCTCGCCGCCTGGGCGATCCAATAGGTCCTGTTTGGTGCAGTAGCTCATCGCTTACTCTTCGGAACCCGCGTCCAGCGCGATCTCGATGTCATCGACGACCAGCAGCGGCTCGGCCTTGATCTGCACGATCTGCTCCTTGGTCAGTTCGCTGCATGCGATCTCGGTAGTGCCGGACCATTCGCGGCCGCCACGGCGAAAGCCGTTGCGAGCCGACCGGACCCGGAGGCCTGGCACTGTCTTTGCGTTTTTCTTTTCAGTGGTTGCAGCCATCATCAACTCCTATTAACCCGCGCCGGTGCTGCCGACAGACAACTGCCAGAAGCCGTAAATGCCTGTCGCCCGCGCTTCCGCGCCGAACTTGTACTCGGCCTTCATGAACACGTCCTCATTCTCCATCGAGGTTTGCGAGACGAATTCAGGGCGCTTGCGCATCTGCACGATGAACGGTTTGACGGCCTTGCTGGTGACATGCAGGAACCAGGCGGTATCGGAGGTCAGCGCCGGATTGACGATCACCTTGGCCGTGCCCTTGTAAGGGTTCGGGCTGTTGTCATCGAGCTTGTCCGCGTTGATCAGTTTGTTGGCGACCGCTTCCAGCGCCGGCGGCACTTCCAGTGTGTCCGGTACCAGGCGCAGAGGCATGCCTTCATCGTCCTTAAACTTCATGATCGCGGTGCGTGCCGCGCCGTAACTGGCCAACGACGCGGCCGGAGTCGCGGAACTCAAGACTGCCGTCAGCTTATTGCTGACCGACGCGCCGGCCACCGAGTGGTCGGTATCGTAGAAATACTGGCCGTCGATGCCGGTGTTGGTAAATGCACCGTTTTTCAAACTGTCGACGATGATGTCGTTCAGCTCGGCGGCGCTGTCGCCGGCCATTTGGGCCTGCGCATTGTAGATGCCGAGACTGTCATCCTCGATGTCGTTCCGGAGCACGGCGATCGTGGTTTCCCAGTCCTCGTTGATCGCGGTGTATTTGCCCGCCGCCAGCGATTTGACCGACTTCTCGCCGACCCACTTTCGCATCATCGGGAAGCGGCTTAGCCAGGCATAATCCTCGCTTTTGCTGGTCGACAAGATCTCCATCGCGGTCGCCTGCCAATTGCCGACTTCCGCCTTCAGCGCATTGTTGAAGACGGTTTTAAGACCGGTAAAAATCGTATTGATCGTGGCTTTGTTGACGATCATGCCGCCGAACGCGACCGGCAAACCGATGGTTGCGGCAACTGCGTCATGTACGTGATCGACGGAGTCGCCGACCGCGAAGGCGTTAAACGCCAACATCGGCGCCAGGATGGCCAGCACGATGGTCAGGCCATAAACTAAGAATTTTCGTGATTTCATCGTTTTATTGCTCCTTGATTAGGCGCTAGGGGTAATCAGAACGATTACGTGGCCGAGTTTCGCGGCATCGTTGGTACCGCCGACGGTGATCGACAGCACATCGCCGACCGCCAGTACGTTCGCGGCCGACGGCGTTACGTTGTCCACGTCACCGGCGGCGCTGCCTGCCTGGGTGACGGTGATGGCGCCAGTGGTCACGGCAACGGCGCCGATCTTCGCGGTCAGCGTGGCATCGCCGGTCGTCAATGCGCCGTCGATCACGCTGTAAATCTTGCTGATGGTGCCGGCAATCGGCGAGACCACGCGCTTGACTTCGGCGGTTGCGCCGACCAGGTTGATGTCGCGAATCTCCAGCAGCATCTTATTCGCGCCGCCGCCCAGGTTGGCGCGCGCCGTTGCCGCCGCGGCCAAATCCGATAGATTGCTCGCCGCCAGCAAGGCGCCGGCTGGAGCGACGAGGGCATCCTGACCCATGCGGACCCAGACACCATCGCTGTCGACATCTTCGATGATGCCGGCCGGGGATCGTGTACCGCCACCGCTGGTTTTCGCGACGGTTTGGTCGTCGACGATGTAACAGACACTGCCGACCTGCGCCAAGGCGATGGCGTCGCCGCCGCCGGAATTGGCCCAACGGAAAATGCCGTTTTCCACGTTCGCCCGTACATCGCCCGCTAGGCCGGCGCTGTTGTCTACCTGTTCGCTGATGCGGCCGACGCAGACCAGGCCGGTCGCAACCGCGCCTTTGGTCAAATAGCCGCTGGAATTGATCGCGCCGATGCTGCCGGCAAAAACCTTGACAGCCGCCAGCGGATAACTGAATTGCTGCCCGGCCCGCGATGGGGTGTTACGGTCTGTGGTTAGAGCCATGATTATTTAGCCTCTTTCGTTGCTTTGAATTCGTCGGCGCCGATGTTCAGCGCGGAGCACACCGCCAGCTCGTCGGCGGTCAAACCGGTCGCATTATCGACCGCCGGCGCCTTGCCGCCCGTCTGCATGCCGGACAATGCGGCAATCGGTTGCGCGGTGCCGATGAACGCTGTCAGCGCGGCCATATCGGACTGGCCAAGGCCCCGCGCCCATTGTTCCTGCGCCGGCAACAGACGGCCATCGGCCAGCGCCGGTTCGATCAGCGCATTGATGTCGCGTTCGACATCTTTCGCCTTCAACGCGGCCAGCTCGGTTTGCATCGCGGTCACTACGGCGACCGGGGCATATTTAGCAGGGTCCGGCGCGGCGGCTTTCAGCGCGGCGATTTCGGCGTCACGCGCAGTCAGCAAACCGAACACACCGGAACCGGCGGCCGCTACGTCCGGCGTGATCATGCCTTTCAGCTTGTCCAGCTCGGCAGAGATCGCGGCCGCATCGGCGGTAATCGGTAGGTTCAGCAAGTAGCGCAAGCGCTCCAGCAGTTCATCCATTGGGGTCTCCTCGGGGATGGGGTTGATTAGGGATTGAGCGGCCGCGGCCACGGTGACAGCATCCATGCCGTCGATGGCCGGGCTATTAGTCAAAGCCACGTTGATTAGGTCGAGCACTTCACCGGTTTTTTTGTCGTAGGAAAACACCGGGGAGAGGTAGCGGTATTCGTCGGAGGCGATCGCCGCCTGGGCCCCATCTGTCCATTTAAAGCCAGATGTCATCAAGCCCTTTTCCGGGTCGAAATATAAAGAGTTCGGTTTGATCCAGCCGGCGGCCGGCACCGGCTTGCCGTTTGTTGCGCTGAGCAATGACTGATGTTCGTAGTCGATCAGCATGTCATTGATGCGCTGGCCGACCTTGGCGATGACGCGGGCGGCGGCATCGCTTGTCAGCGTCCAAGGCCCTTGGCCGGCCAACGCGCCGCGCGGGGCATCGAACTGGCCGGCGGGCAGCAGCTGCAAGGCGCCGCCGGCGGATGACAGCGCCAGGGACAAGGCGGCAATGTGGGGGGCGGTTTTGCGTTTCATGGCGGTCAGTGTACCGACAGGAAGCGGGGCGGATAATGCGAAAGGCTTCGCAATGGGGGTTTTTAGTGGAGGGGTGTAGGCTATAGCCTGCCCCATTTTAGAGCATCCATCAAATGGCTACGATAGAACTGAACGACGAGGAGATCCGCCGCGCGCTGAGCAACTTGCTGGCGACATCCGGCAATCTCAACCCTGTGCTATCCGAGATCGGCGAGTACCTGATCGAATCGACCAAGCAGCGCTTCGGCTCGCTGACCGGTCCGGACGGCGAACGCTGGGAGGATAACAGCCCAGTCACGGTCGAGCGCAAGGGGCGTAATCAGCCACTGACCGAGCACGGATCGCTCGGCGAACAGATCCATGCGCAGCTGCTCGGCAACAACACCCTGGCGGTCGGCAGCAGCATGGAATATGCCGCCATGCAGCAGTTTGGCGGCAGCCGCTCCGAGTTTCCGAATTTGTGGGGAGACATTCCGGCGCGGCCGTTCTTGGGGATCTCGGGGGATGACAAGACCAAGATTTTGGACATCATCGCGGCGCATTTGCGCGATGCGGCGAATTGAGCCCACGACATGACGAGAAACCCACGCCATAAACGTTTATAAACGGGGCAGACGGCGCGGGCGGAATTTTTTCGATACGTTATAGCCGTGATAAGCGCTCAGGCGCTCTGTGGGCGCCTGGTTAATATCGGCTATTTGGCCGGCTTAAGCGTTACGCTGGTAAGCTCCTGGCCTTCAAAGAAGCAATAGATTTGAAACTTCTCCTCGGTGCCGATGGCGTTGCTGGCTTTAAAGCTTGTGCCGATCACCGCATTACCGTTTTCCTTGGGTGAATAGCTGACATCCCAAAACCAGGACGCATCGACCGACGAGGGGATCGTCGCCCGGCTTTTGGCCTCTTCCGTGCAAATCTTTAATCCCTTCTCGCGCTCCATCACCACTTTTGCGGACGGCACTCTGTTCGCCTTTATGTCGTTCAGATCAAACCGCACGACCTCTGGAAAAGCCCCCTCTCCGCACTGCACAAAAAATGCCGGATTGCCCGGCTTGCTCTTGTCTTTCGATACGCCCGCCGAATAGGGAGACATCGATTTTTTGCAGGTCGGGTGATTAACCGCCAGCTGGTTGAGCATGTGCGCTACGTCCTTTCGGTATTTTTTATTCTTCCCGATGATAAGCCCAAGCTCTTTTTCTTGAATCTCTGCGGCGGCCGACGCTGAAAATATAATCGCCATGATCGAGAGTGCAACGGTGAGTTTTTTCATTTTTTCATCCATCGATTAAAAGTTAGTTGGGTTACGGCTGACGCCTAACCTAACACGCTAAGCGTCTATCGTTTCACCAGGCGGCAATAATTTGTAACTGCGGCCCTGCTTTAGCCGAACGATATGGCCTAGCTCATGCGCGAAATACAGCACATAGCGAAGTGTTTCCTGATCGTAGCCTGGCGCAAAGCCGTAAATCTTGCTTTGCAGAATGCCTTGGTTTTGCTGGATGACTGGCAATAGCAAGCCCATCACCTCGCGGTAAAGCGGGTCTTGTTCGGCGAAGCAGGTCATCAGTGCCTTGAAGCTGTCCTTTTCTTGCTGGCTGACGTGATCACCTACCATTTCATAAGCCATCTTTTGCAGGGCAGTCCTGGCCCAATCCCAATTGCCGGAATTGATTGCGCCCTCGATATCGGCGGCCGCGTATCCGCCGGGCTGGGTTACGCTGGAGATTCTGGGTTGCGCCGTCTGTCGATCCGGCGTAGCAGCCGGCTTTTTAGGCTGCTTGCTGAAGGAATTGATGGCTACCTTGAACCCCAAAAGACACATCACCAAAATAATAATCGCCAACCACATAATTACCTCCCATTTTCTCTACGAACGTGCTCAATATTTAGAAAGGTACGCACAGCGTACCCTACGAACTGACTTTTTTCGCATTGATCTTTTCCTGTCTGGTGTTCAATAACGCAATTTCTGCTTCGATTAATTCACGTTTTTTATCGCGAATTGTTTTAGAAACTTTGGAGAACCCACCTTTCTGTCTCCATCCCCATTGCTGATACAGCGTTTCACGCGCGTCAGCATCCGCATCGACTCTATCATGCAATTGCTGTAACCATTTGAACGCATCGTCATAACGACCAGCTAAATGGTAATAGCGAGCCACCCTGAAATACTCTTTAAGACCCCATTCGGTTGAACAAGTTTTCATCAACTCATAAGCCCTCAGCAAACTCGCAATTGCCAAGTCGTATTCCTTTTCCCCTGCCTGAGCTGTGGCTTTTTTCAATAACTCTCGAATTACGTCATGACTCGAATCATCACCAGATAAACCCAACATACTAGCCTCCCGTTAAATCCGCCCGCGCTTCAATCAATTGCCGCTTTGATGCGCTTACCGATGTAAGCCGGCGCGATCATTGTTGACACGCTCAGGATAAGCGCCATAGTCAGCAAGGCGAACTGGAGCGCATCGTGCCAAAACGTTTCGAATGAGGGCGGAATCAGGAAGAGCTTTAGCACTATCAGCACCAGACAAAAGATGCTCAGGATCGACGCCATTGTTCCCATCAGCGGCTCAAAAACCGGTAGGCGGATTTGCAATTTGCCGCCTTCATAGCGTAACACATCGCCGCCCCAGGCCTTTTTGATTTGGCGCGGGTTGAAGGCATGATCAATCATCAAACGAGTCAAGGCCGCACGTTCCAGTTTGGAGGCGCGTATGCCGGTTCGGCGGAAAAACTCCTCATACTCATCCATTTCCTTTTGAAACGCAGCATGACTGTCCATTTGCTGAGCCTCCAGCGTTGATTTGATTTCCTCTGCAATACATTGCAGCTGCTCCAGATCCTCCGCACATAAATCCTTAAACTTGGCGCTGCCATACAGCGACTGGCTGATCCTTTCTACCGCCTGCCGGCAGTTGGCCTCATCACAGGTTTTTAGCAACAGATGCACTGCGCGGTTGATGGGATTAGGCTTGTTTTCTGGCGCAGCGGTTACATGAATATGAACCTCCGCGCCGTCTTCGGCCTTTACCGCAATTCCTACATCCCCCTTGATTTCTAACGGTCCCTTCATTTCGACTTCTTAGGATCCTTGTACATATTGACGGTGAAGTTGCCAGAAGCCGGAGATGTTACCTGCTGGCCGAGATTGCCATGCACGACGATGCCGTTATCGGCAGGACTACCAACCAACACTACGCGCAGCGCCGCGTCTTTGACGGCCTGGGGACTGGCGCGATAGCGTTCGAGTAACAGCATTTCGTCAGCGGGCAAGGTCGAAGTCGAGCGCACACCGGTCAAGATGTATTGCACATCCGCACCTGCTGCGGCGATCCCTGCGTAATAACTCCCATCTGGACACCTTTCTCCAGACTCGTATTTCAATTGAGCACCCTTCTGGACGCCACCAATCTGGCCGAATTCTGTCTGATTCCGTCCTAGCCGTAAGCGCTCCTCCCGCAGCCGTTCAAAAATAGTTCCCATATGAATGCAAATTTATGTTTACAAGTATTCATTTGAATACCATAATTTAACCACTGCTAACGCAGACCAAAGACAGACATAAACAACCCAGGAGTTACCCCATGAAAACCCCCGATCAAATCAAGGCTGATTTTTTAGCCAAAGGCATCACCATTTCCCAATGGGCGCGCGACAACGGCTACACGCCACGCCAGGTAAGCCTGGTGCTCAACGGCCAAATCAAAGGGCGCTACGGCAAAGGCCACGAGATAGCCAAAAAGCTGGGCCTCAAACTGAGCGCACATTCCGCATCTAGTTCAGTTGCGGCATAGGAGCCACCATGCCGCAAGTAAACGAATATGGATTTCGTTGTGACGCCGCCGTTATTGGCTCGACCGGCCTTCCCGCGCCTCGTCCAGAAAATGGGCCATCTCATCCAGGGTCCGCTTTGCCGCCTGCAAATGAGCCCCCGCAAAGCGGCGGCGATGGGCATACACCCGAAGCCCCTTCGTCAGATGAGGGCCATTGATGATGCCGTCCATTTCCAACTGCGCCGTCAGGTGCAAAAGAAAATCCGATACGGCCTGGATGCGCCCGGCCAGCTCGTTAAATTCATCGCTGTTCATATCATTCTCCCGTTCGTTATCAGACGGGGAATATTTTCGCACTGTAAAACAATTTTGCGCCAGTTGCAAAGCCGGTTTTTGTTTGGCAGGCGGTTTTTCGGAGAGCGCCAATGGCTAAACGCAATTGGAAGCGCGAGCAACCCCGCGACATTCGCCACGCGATGGACCTGTGCCTGGAATATGCCAAGGAAAAGCACAACCTCTCGGCCGACAATATTGCCGATCTGATGAGCGAGGTCAACAAGTGGACGCTGTACAAATGGATCGAGGCCGGATCTATGCCGGTGCGCAAGGTCAAGGCATTCGAACACGCCTGCGGCATTGATTACCTGAGCCGCTGGTTGGCGATGAGCGGCAACAAGCTGGTCATCGAGATTCCCATCGGGCGCATGGCCGAGCCGGAAGACATTCACGCTTTGCAGGAGATTACCCACGCGGCGATCGGCTCGCTGATCAAGTATTACCACCAGCAGGCCGGCGCGGACGAAACCGTGGCGGCGGTACAGAGCGCCCTGGAGCGATTGGCATGGCATCGAGGCAATGTAACGAAATGCCAGCAACCGGAAATTCCATTTGAGGATTGAAATGACCATAAAAACAAGAACAACAGGTGACACCAAGAGCGCCGCTAAAGTGCTAACCGTTTTGGATGTGCTGCTGCGCAACTTCGCGCATGGGTTCAGCCCGACCGAGCTGGCACGGGAAACCGGCTACTCGGCCAGCGATATTACCCGCTATGTCGCAACGCTGGAAAAATCCGGATTTGCCGAGCGCATCCCGGAAACTGGACGCATTCGTCCTAGCCATCGCATCGGGCGTCTCGCAGTGCAAATCTTGAATTCGCTGGATGCCGCCGAAAAGCGCCTGCACGAAACCAAGAGCCGCCTGTTTGGCGACCAGCAACAAATCAACCGCATCACTAACCGGATCAATCAGGACTAATCATGGCACGCCCAGAAACACAAGTCGAAAACACCCAGGTCATCATTGAAGACGACCCGACAGGCCGCGTTGCCGAAGCCGTGCAAGCGGTCAACACGCTGGCACTGATGGATCACCAGGCGAATGAAAATGCCAAGTTCATGGCGCAACAGCTGAGTTACGACGGCACCCTAACCGTTGGCGCGCTCGAAGACGAAATTCGTTTTTATCAGCGCCGGACAGTCGAGGCGGTAATGGAGCTGGGCAAGCGCCTGTTGATTTTGAAGGAGCTGACGCCGTTCGGCGATTTTAAGGATCGCGTCAAGCTACTGGGGATAGAGTACACGACAGCAACCCGTTTCATGGCGGCGACAATCAAGTTTTCAAAAGTTGGTTCGAACCAACTTTTGAAAGCGGCAGGCAACCAAACCAAACTTCTCGAATTATTGGTTTTTGATGATTCAGAAATAGAAGAACTCAAAAACGGCGAATCGGCGCGCGGTATCACACTGGACCAGATCGAAACGATGAGCGTCTCCGAACTCAAAAAAGCCTTGCGCGAAGCCCGCGACCAGGTCAAGACGGTCACCGAAACCAAGGACATGATCATCCAGAGGAAAGACCAGAAGATCAACCAGCTCGACGAGCAACTGGCCTCGCACGAAATCAAACGCCGCAACCTGCCTGAAACCGTCAAAGGCGAAGCCGAGCGGGGCTTTCTGAACGATGAAACCCTGGCGATCACCTCCAAGATCGGCGCTAGTCTGCGCAGTCGAATCAGCCAACTGTACGACGCATTCGACGACGGCATACCACGACACATGGAGCTGGCTGCTGCGCAAGCGATTGGGTTGATCATTACCGCCGCCTACGACCTGGCCGCCGACCTGAACCTATCGCCGGTGCTGAATCCTGAAACCGCCGCCGACGACGAGGTGCAGCAGACATTGCGGTTGATGGCGGAGGTAGAGGCCAACGGCGGCGATTTCTCGCATCTACTCGATGATGAAGCCAAGGCCAATCTGGCGCGGCTGAACAGTTATAAACAAGTCGACATTGAGGACTAGCCATGAGCCCGGCCTACATTCAGCAATTGATTGCGGTGGCCGACCAGGTCGAGGCGGCAGCGCATGGCGAGAAAGAGGCGGTTTATCAACGTGCCTGCGAGTCGTTGGGAAAAAGCCGGGCGACGCTGCTGGCGCACCTGAAGCGTGTCGCAGTGCGCTGCCCGCGCAAGCGCCGCAGCGATGCGGGTCTGGTGGAACTGCCGCGCGAGGAAGCAGACGTGCTCTCGGCCTATCTGATGGAAGGATACCGTAAAAACAACCGTAAGATCACCAGTCTTAAGGAGGCGGTCGAGGTGCTGCGCGCTAACGGTAAGATCCTGGCCGGATGTATCGATCCGGAGAGCGGCGAGATTCGCCACCTGTCCGAGTCGGCCATCGCCAGGGGCTTGCGTGCCTATGCGCTGCATCCGGATCAGCTCCGCCAGGCGACGCCGCACACCTCGCTGCAATCGCTGCATCCGAACCATGTGTGGCAGGTAGATGCCTCGGTCTGCGTCGTGTACTACCTGCCAGACGGCGGCACCGGCATGGTCGAGCTGGATCAGGCGGTGCATTACAAGAACAAGCCCGAAAACCTGAGGGCGATCGAGCAGTTCCGGGTGATCCGCTACGTGCTGTCCGACCACGCCTCGGGCCTGGTGCGCTGGCGCTATTACCCGCACGCCGAATCGGGCGTGCATACGGTCAGCTTTATGGCCTGGGCGATGGCTGACAAGACCGGCAACGATCCGTTCCGGGGCGCGCCGTTCATCGTGATGGTTGACCCCGGCGCGACCTCGGGCGGTCTGGTGCGGCGCTTCTGCGAGCGCATGGGCATCGAACTGATCGTGAACAAGGTGAAGAATGCCCGCGCTAAGGGCAGCGTCGAGAAGGCCAACCACCTGGTCGAGACATCGTTCGAACAGGCCCTGCGCTACATGGCGCAACGGCCGCGCAATTTCGACGAGATCAACCGGCTGGCGGAAGGCTTCCAGATCGCCTGGAACTACAGCAAGGTGCACACCCGCCACGGCCAGCCGCGCTTTGCGATGTGGATGACGATCACCCCGTCTCAGCTGCGCACGGTGCCCAGCGCAGACGTTCTGCTGAGCCTGGCGACCGACGAACCGATCAAGCGCCAGGTGCAGGGCGACTTGACCGTATCTTTCAAGAACCGCACCTGGGACGTGTCGAAGGTGCCCGGCGTGCTGGTGAAAGGCGATGTGTATGTGCACTGGCACCCCTTCATGGCCGACACCGCGATGGCGGTGGTCTGGGGCGAAGACGGCCGCGAGCAGCATATTGCGTTGCCGGAGAAGCGGAAAAACGCGCTCGGCTTCTTTGAAGATGCGGCGGTGATAGGTGATGAGCACAAGGCCATGCCGGACACGCTGGCGGACACCAACCGCAAGCGTATTGCGCAGATCGCGGCCGGCACCACGACGGTCGAGGCGGCGGAGAAGAAACGCGGCAAGACCGATTACACACCGTTCAACGGCGAGATAGACCCCTTCGCGCACATGCCGAAAGAGGTGCCTACCATGCTGAAGCAACGCGGCACCGCGCAGGACCTGAACGCGCCGAGCGTGGAGCTGATCCGCATGAACCTGGTGCAGATGGCGCAATGGCTGCGCGGCAGGCTCCAGGACGATTACCGGCCGGAAATGCTGGCCGACTTGCAACGCCGGTTTCCCGAGGGAGCGACAGAACCGGATCTGGAATCCGTACTCGCCGACATTGCCGCAGGACGCACGGCGGCCGGGCGGGCACAGCTGAAAGCAGTTTAACCGGCCATTTCGAGGGTATCCACGAAATGGTTACTCCTAACCAACCAAGGAATTTTGAATGCTGAGTTTTTTTACGCGACACCTGAAACCCAAAACCGTTGCCCCATCGACGACAGCCGAAGCGGGCAAGACCGATGCCGAACTGCTGATCCTGTATCGCCAGTTCGCCCGCAAGGCGCTGTTCCACAAAAACGTCAAGGTCCACATGAGCAAATACGATGCGGACCTGCTGGCGGCGATCGATGCGGATATTCGCGGCGAGGAGCGCGCGCATGGCTAGATACACCATCACGATAGAAGACGGCGCCCCGGATGAACCGGTCACGGTCAGGGTTGACAAGCATGTCCCGGCAAATGAAGACCCGCAGGCGCTCACCAAAGCGGGCAGGCTGGCGACCTATGCGCGGATCAAGCTGTTCGAACTGGAGCTGGCCGCCGAGTATGACCACGGGCAACGCATGCAAGAGGCTGCCAGATGCTGCCACTGAAAACGCTGCTACAGCGAAAGGGAATGAGCCAGGCGCGCCTGGCGCGCAAGGTGAGCCTGAGCCCGGCGACGATCGCACAACTTTTGAACAAAGGCATTTGGCCGACCAATCCCCCGCGCGATGCGTTGCAGGCATCGATTACGGCGGTATTGACGGCCAAGGGCATCGCGGTTTCGGCCGCGCACTTCGAACCCGCGCCTATTGCAGAGGACGCGGAAAACAACAATAACGCCCAGGAGGGCATCGATATGTTACTACGAAAACAAACTTTGTCGCCACAAGCCCGCAAGCACTTCGGCCTGTTCCGCGACCCGTTCGACAACGACGTGACCGAAGCCGGCGACGTTTTCGTGACGCCGGACAGCCGCTATGTGCGGGAAGCGATGTGGAGCACCGCCAAGCTGGGCGGCTTTATCGCGGTGGCCGGCGAATCCGGCAGCGGCAAGTCTACCCTGCGCCGCGACCTGATCGACCGCATCGCCCGCGAAGACGCGCCGATCGTGATCATGGAACCCTACGTGCTCGGCATGGAGGACAACGACATGAAGGGCAAGACATTGAAGGCCGGATCGATCGCCGACTCGATGATCCATGCGCTGAGCCCACTGGAAAAGCCGCGGCAGACGATGGAGGCGAAGGGCCGTCAGTTGCACCGACTGCTGAAGGACAGCCGCAAGGCCGGCTTCGTGCATTGCCTGATCATCGAAGAGGCGCACGGCCTGAGCGTGCCGACGCTGAAGCATTTGAAGCGCTTCTTCGAACTGGAGGACGGCTTCACGAAGCTGCTGTCGATCATCCTGATCGGCCAGACCGAATTGAAAACCAAGCTCAGCGAGCGGGCGCCGGAAGTGCGCGAAGTCGTGCAGCGATGCGAGCTGGTGGAACTGGCGCCGCTGGACAGCCATCTGGACGGCTATCTCAAGTTCAAGTTCGAGCGGGTCGGCAAGGTGCTGGATGACGTATTCGAAGCCGGCGCCCTGGACGGCGTGCGCGAACGGCTGATCTTTACCAAATCGAGCAAGAGCAGCCGGGAGACGGTCAGCCTGATGTACCCCTTGATGGTCAACAACCTGATCACCGGATCGCTGAACCAGGCCGCGAGCCTGGGCTTTCCGAAAGTGTCCGGCGATTTGATTCGGGAGGCGTGATGAAATCATGTGAGCACTGTAAATATTTTTGGCAACACACGACGCAGCTTGGAAAGTGTCGCCGGTATCCGCCTGTATTGGTCACACCTCAATATCCATGCGGCAATCTACATACAATTTCAGAGCACTATGATTTCCCTGTTTTACGAACTGATCAACTTTGCGGCGAATGGAAGGAACGACGGGAGGGCATGTAATGGCGAATCAACTCGACGCGATCGGCAATGCCAAGGACATGCTGCCGGCATTCATCAATGCCGGACAGGCGGCCATGATATGCGGACGCAGGTCGTCGGAATGGACCTATAGCAAATTGCGCGACGACAAGACGTTCCCCTGCCCGCTGAACGGGCGCACAGGTCCGGGCGGCGCCAAAATGATCTGGCGGCGGCAGGACGTTGAGCAATGGGCGGCCAAGGAAAAGGTAGGCAAGGCAAAGGCGGCGGATGAACTGCCGCCCAGTTTTGCGGGAGAAATGGCGGTGCAGTTCATTGCCGGGCTATTCGATCCGCCGCATGCCCTGGCAGAACGCCAACGGCGCATCGAGCGTGCGCGGCAGAACGGCGTCAAAAATAACCAACTTATCAGAATCGGGGGAGACTGGCTATGAGCCATTCAGATCAAGAGGTAGAGCGTTTCGGCGAGTTGTTTTGCCGACTGGAAGCCATGTATCGGGTGCGCAGCCAGCATGCGCTCTCGTTCGACCTATTCATGACCGCGCCGGAGCAGAACGAGCGCTGGATCCACATTTATTTCGCCAATCGGCACCTGCTGGGAAACCGGCGCGAAGGCGCCAACGTCACGCTGCTGGCGTACCTGCAAAACGGGCCGGCCTTTGTGCTGCTCGGCGCGCAGTTGATGGACGAGCAGCAGCGCGACTCGATCGGCCTGGTCGCCGAACATGCGCTGCTGCCACGGCAGCGGGCGGCGGGCCAGGTGTTCGACACGATGAACGAATATGCGCTGCAAGAAGCCGCCGACAACCGCTTCGAACGCACGCATACCGTCGAGCGCCGCGGCGCCTGCTATGTCGAGGCGTTCCACGATTATCATCCGCCGGTCAAATGGAAAACGCGAGGTGTGCATGTCGCATAACGCAGAGCAAGGTTTGCCGGTGTTGGCCCTGGCCGTTGGCATTGGCGCGATCGGACTGATCGGCATAGGCCTGATGATGGTCCGGTTGCTTCGGGAGATGATCAGGGCTTCGGCTCCGCTCAGCCGGCGGGGGACTGTGGCAGAGCGGATGGCGGCGGCGGATCTTAAAGCAGCGGCCAAGCAGATAGCGGCGGCCGAGTGGAAAAGCGCGGAAAGAAAAGAGCCGGAGTATTGTTTTTATCCCGAATGCACCTGCCCTTTCGATGCGCCCGGCGGGACGGATTGGTGCCTGCGCAAACTGCCGCACAGGGGGCGCAAATGAAGCTGGCATGCCCATCCTGCGGCGCACTGATGAGCCTGGACATTATCGTCGCCCACGACGGCGCCCGCGATGCGGTGCAGATGGCGCTGAATCTGCCGGCGCCGCTCGGCAAGCTGATCATCCAGTACCTGACCCTGTTTCGCCCGCAAAAGCGGCAGTTGACGCTGGACCGGGTGGCCGACATCCTGGCGGAGCTGCTGCCGCTGATCCTGGCCGAGCGCATCAGCCGCAACGGCAAGGAGCACCAGATCGCCCAGTTCGTGTGGGCGGCCGGGCTGAAGGAGATCATGGTCCGGCACAAAGACAAGCCGTTGACCACGCCGCTGAAAAACCACGGCTATCTGTTCGAGATATTGATCAGCCAGGCGGCCAGCGCCGAGGCCAAGATGGAAGCCAAACGCGAGGAACAGCGCCGGCAGCCGCCGGCGCGTGAACAGGAACAGCGCAGCGGCGGCATGAAGGATGTCGGCCAGCATCTGGCCGGCATGAAGGCGGCGCTGAAAGGCGGCCAGCAGGAGCCATCGATCAGCTTTGCGGAGCTGACCGCGATGGCGCAACAGAAAGAACGCGAACGTAACCAACCCCAAGAGGCAACACATGAGTGATGTAGTAGAACAACCGATCAATACCCAGTACAAGCGCAACGCGCTCGGGCACCTGGTGCCCGTCGAGCAGATCGACGAAATCGACCTGATCAGAGACGAGCTGGTGGACAAGATCATCAAGAACAGCCGCCACCTGCAAGCCGCGATGCGCGACTTTAAGGGCCGCACGCTAACCGAGATCGATGCCTTCGTCGACCTGTCCGCCGCCGAATACGACACGCAGATCGGCGGCGCCAAGGGCAACGTGACGCTGACCAGCTTCGACGGCAAGTACCGGGTGCAAATCAAGAACCAGGCGAACATCGCCTTCGACGAGCGCCTGCAAGTCGCCAAGCAATTGATCGACGAACTGATTCACGAATGGGCGCAGGGCAGCCGTGGCGAAATCCGAGCGCTGCTGGAGCACGCGTTCCAGACCGACAAGGAGGGTAACATCAACAAGGGCCGCGTGATCAGCCTGTTCAAACTGAAGATAGACGACCCGAAATGGCTGGCGGCGATGGATGCGATTCGGGACAGCATGCAGGCATCGCACAGCAAGGAGTATCTGGGCCTGTACGAGCGGGGCAATGAAGACAAATACATGCGCATTAGTCTCGATATTGCGGGGCTGTGATGGTTTGGGTAATGATCGACCTTTGTGACGGCAAAGAACCGCTCGGATTTTCCGTGAAAGAGGCAGACGAGGCAAGGCTGCGCCAGTTCATGGCCGACTGTCATGCAGACAAACTGGATGCGACGAGATACCGCCGGCTTAGAATTGAAAACGCAAAGCCCTATGCAGATGGCTCATTGTTTGTCGGTTACGACAATGAACAAGGCGGATGTTGGGTTGGTTGCGATCTTGATGCGGCTATTGACGGCCTATTACAGGAGGGTTAATGGACACAAAAAAACAAACCGACAACCGCCAGCGCCTGTACACGCTGCTGCAAGTCGGCAAACAGAAGCTCGGCTGGGACGACGAGTTCTATTATGGCATCTGGCTGCCGATGCAGGGCGCGACCAAGAACGCCGACGACCGGTATTCGGCGACCACGCTGGACATCGGCAAGCTGACGCAGGCGGTCGAGACGATGAAGCGGGCAGGCTTCAAGGTCAAGGCCAAGGCCGATACCAGCAACCGCCCATTGGCCGGCGATGCGCAGTCGAAGAAGATCCGCGCGCTATGGCTGCATCTGCACGCCATCGGCGCGGTGCGCGATCCGTCCGAGGCGTCTTTGAACGCCTACGTCAAGCGGCAGACCGGCATCGAGGCGCTGCAATGGCTCAGCGAGAAGCAGGCCAGCGGGGTGATCGAGGTGCTGAAGCGTTGGCAGAAGCGCGTCGAGACGCCCTTAGTTTGATAAAATGCGGGGGTCTTATTCAACGGCCCCCGCCCATGATTGACCTCCCCCTTCACCTGTTACCCTCCAAACTGCGCGAGATCGCCGAATACTGCGGCAACGATACCGCGATGCTGCTACTGGAACACGCCGGCGGCGGTACCATCCTCGTCATTAAACCCGAAAATTTGGACTCTATGCATAACCTGGTCATTTGGTTGGGCGTCGAGCGGGCGCAGAAGTTCTGCGACGCCTTTGCAGGCGAGATCATCAAAGTCCCCCGCGCCGCGGCGGCGCTGCGCACACTCCGCAACCAGAAGATCCGCGAGGAACGCCGGGCCGGGGCGACGCTATTCACGCTAGCCCGGCGCTACGGCATGACCGATCGCCAGATTTCGGCCATTCTCGGCAACGAGGAGACTAAAGCGGACCAATTCGATCTGTTCGGGATGCCATGATGAACTGGCATGTCGTCGAATATTACCGATTAAAATCCTGGATGGCGTCTGATCGCCGCGAGTTTGTATCGCAGTGGTTCTGGTACACCCAGGCCGAGCTGGAAGCCGATCCTAACTGGAAGGCGCCGAGAATCTGATATAGGGCGCGCCCCTACTTAAACCGCCTAGTCCGAAAGCCTTCGGATTATCCGCACGACCCGCCCCCGATAAACTACTCCGGACTTCGTTATTTACCGCTACCCGTCCGGAGCGCTGCATGTGAACCCTAACAACCCGCACACGATCGGCCCGTCCGGGCTGGATATCATCAAGACCTATGAGCAGCTGCGGCTGTCGCCGTATTTGTGCCCTTCGAACAAGCTGACGGTCGGCTGGGGCCATGTGCTGGTGCCCAGTTGGGATGCCGGTCTGTTCGGCATTCCTGTGGACACCCTCAAGCGCATTATCAGCGAATGCCAGCGCGCGCATCGGGTGACTAAAGAGGCGCAAAACCTGCGCATCAGCCCGACCAAGGCGGACGACCTGCTCGACCGCGACGCCAACCAGACCGCGCTGTTCTTGCGTTCGGTGACGCCGGTCAGGCTCAATCAACATCAGTTCGACGCCCTGGGCTCGTTCGTCTTCAACATCGGCCAGGGCAACTATGCCGAATCAACCCTGCGCAAGAAGCTGCACGCCGGCGATTTCGACGGCGCGGCGGCCGAGTTTGCGCGCTGGAAATACGGCGCGGTGGACGGCAAGAAAACCGTGCTGGATGGATTGGTCGCGCGGCGCGCGGCCGAGCGGGCTTTGTTTTTGACTCCGGAGGCATCATGAAAATGAAGGTGATTAACTGCGTATTGGCGTGGATCGTTGCGCTCTCTATTTGGACGATTTGCGCATCGGCACAGGCCGAAACGCCCTGCGAGCGCAGCCGCTTGCAATACGAGGCCGGCGAAGCGGCATGGGATCGCCATTGCGGCCCCGAGCCCGGCAAGCCCTTCCTGGAAGAACTGAAGAAGGACTGCGCGACCACGGTTAGCCTGATCGCGGCGCGCAATGCCGTGCCGGGAAACTTCGCTTCTTGGAACAGCGAGTACGGCTGGGCGTTCGACAGCACTTGTGAATCCTTATTAGCCCGAGGCGACAAACAATGAGCGGCTGGAAAACCAAGGCAGCGGCGTTTGTTTCTATCTTGTACGGCCTGGTCGGCTGGTGGGCCGGGCTGCACGGCGCGGACGGGGCGATGCAGTTTATTGTTGCCGGCATGACGACGCTGGGCGTCGGGCACAAAATCGAGAAAGTAGGAGCGGCCTATGCGCAAGCACAAAGTAGTTCTGCGGCTGACCTTGTCCGCCGCAATTCTCAGCCTTAGCGGCTGCATGGTGATCGGCGGCGGCTCCAAGGCCGCCGCGCCGGACTTGTGCGCGGCGCTGCCGGAGCCTAAGCCCTTCGCCAAGCAGGTCAACCTGGAGATAGTCGAGGGTGATCTGCTGCATGCCGATGCAGGCGGCGAACAATTGATCCGCGAATATACCGGGGCGATCGCGGCGCACCGGGCGGCATGCGGCAAGTAATGCTGCTGGCGCTGGCGTTATCGGGGTGCGCGGCGCCGTGCCATTTGGCGCTGACCTACGACGGCGAGATGACGCGGCCGCTTTATCTGTACCACTTTCAGCCGGGGGTGACGTGTGTTTACTGATTGGCTTTTGAAAATTCAGCACCGGCTGACGGTGTATTTACTGGCGGACTATCGCGGCGGCCGCTTTGATGGCTATTGCTGGGCGATGGTGGCGTTTTTGGTTATGGGATTGGGAGTGATCTATTTATGAAAGTGGGCGCGATAGCGATCAATTTATTTGCTAAACAACTGGTCGGCGGCGTTCCGTTCGAGGCGGCCAAAGGCATCGTGCAGGACCTGAACGACAAGGACATGACCGGCGAGCAGAAGCGTGCCGCAGCAGTCGCACGGCTTCATGAGCTGGGTTATGCCCTGGCCGGGTTTTTGGTCAACCTGGCGGTCGAGTTGGCGGTTGCCTGGCTTAAAGAAAGATCGAAATAAGGGTTTACACGCATGGACATCGCCGACCGCGCCGATCTGGAGATCGAAATACAACAACGGGTGCAGCGTGAGCACATGCACCGCGACACGCCCGAGGCGATAGCGATCGGCGAATGCCTGTTTTGCGGCGAGCCGCTGGCTGTCGGCATGCGCTGGTGCGGCACAGAATGCCGGGACGATTGGGAAAAAGAGGTCAGCCGATGAGCACCGTATTGGAATTTTGGCCCCTTTTCGTCGCCGCCGGCGCGATCATGACGACCTTTGTCGGGGCGCTGTGGGCAGTCGGCAAGGTGCTGATCAAGCAGGTGATGGCCCGACTCGACGAACGCTTCCAGGCGATGGAGGCCGCGCGCATCGAGGCAAGCCGACACTGGGACAACAAGTTTGCCGCGCTGGAGCAGGCCGCCAGCGACAACGAACGGGAATGGCGGCGCGTCGAGCGCGACGTGCTGACGCTGAAGGCCGACCTGCCGCTGCATTACGTGCGGCGCGAGGATTATGTGCGCAACCAAACGGTCATCGAAGCCAAAATCGACGGCCTGGCGATACGACTTGAAAACGCATTTTTAAAAGGAACCCACGATGGCTGACATGCAAAAGATCCGCCGCGAAACGATTCGCTGGATGATATTGCTGACCTTTAACAACGCCCGCCCCGAAGGCGCCTACGAAAAGATCGTGCTGGCGGTGGTGCAATCGGAATATCCGGATTCGACGCAGCAGGAGGTCCGCCGCGAGCTGGATTATCTGCACGAGCGCGACCTGATCATGATCGACAAGCAGCCGGACGGCCGCTGGAAGTGCAAGCTTGACCGCTACGGCATCGACGTGGTCGAGTACACGGTGCCGGTCGAGCCGGGTATTGCGCGGCCGGAGAAATACCATGACGCGTAAGGTCACGCTGTCAGCGCCGCAGAAAGAGATCATTGATGTGTTCGCGCATATCATGGTGGCGAGCGATATCGCCAAGAATGTCGAAGGCATGGCCGGTTTTCTCGATAGCTATTTAAAAGAGGCAATGACGCCAAAGCAGCAAGCCATATGGCAAGCGCTGCTGAACAGATCGACGCAGGTCAGGAAGGATATGCTCAAGGAGCTAACACAGGAGAAATCCGGTGCCTAGACCGTCGCCGATCGACGACTTTACGCCGGAGCAGCGCGCCGCATTCGAGGGCGAGCTGATCCGGCGCAACTTCAAGGATTATGACGGCCTGGTCGACTGGCTGAAGGCCAACGGCTTGGAGCTTTCGCGCAGCGCCGCCTATCGGCACGGCAGCAAGTTGCAGCGCCGCTTGCAGGCTGTACGCAATAGTACAGAGGCCGCCAAGCTGATCGCGGAAGCCGCGCCGGACGATGCGGACCTGCGCTCGGCGGCGGTGATTTCGATGGTGCAGTCGGAGCTGTTCGATGTGATGGTGACCTTGCAGGATCTGGACGAGGCCGAGCCTGGCGAGCGGGTGGGATTGCTGAAAGAGGCGGCGCGCTCGGTGCTGGATATGACCAAGGCGAGCGTGTTGCAGAAGAAGTGGCAGGCCGACATCAAGGACAAGCTTGACAAGGCGTTCAGTAAGTTGGAAACGCAGGCCGGCGAGACGCAGAGCGGGCCGAAAAAGCTGGATGCGGACACGTTGGCGGCTGTGCGGAGGGAAGTTTATGGCCTCGTTTGAGTTGAAGGCCTATGCACTAATCGGCGCCATCGTTGGAGCATTATTTGCATTACCGGCTTACATATTGTTTGGAATCTGTGAGGGCGTAGTCAAGGCAGTAAAACACGCGATTGCAGACTATAACGAAACAATAGCTCCATTCAAATGACCGCCCTCGACCTTTATCTTTATCAGAAGACCTGGCTGAAGGACAACAGCCGCTTCAAGCTCGGCCGCTTTGCCCGGCAGACCGGCAAGACCTTTACGACCACGCTGGAACTGGTAGACGACGCCCTGCAAGCCGAGGCCGCCGGGAGACGTTCGCCCTGGGTGATCCTGTCGCGGGGAGAACGACAGGCGCGGGAGGCGATGGAAGAAGGCGTATTCCGCCATCTGGAAGCCTACGGCCGCGCCGCATCGAGCTATGGGGTGGAGGAAATCGACTGGTACGACGAGGACTCGGGGCTCAAGCGCAAGGCGCTGCAGGTGGTCCTCAGCAAGTTGAACAAGATCACCGCGCTGCCGGCCAATCCGGACACCGCGCGCGGCTTCTCGGCGAACGTCTTCCTGGACGAGTTCGCCTTCCATGCCGACAGCCGCAAGATCTGGACCGCGCTGTTTCCGGTCATTTCCGCCGGCTTCAAGCTGCGCGTGACCAGTACGCCCAACGGCAAGGGCAACAAGTTTTATGACCTCTGCACCAGCGAAGACAGCGCCTGGTCGCGCCATACCGTCGATATTTATCAGGCGGTGGCGGACGGCTTGCCGCGCGATGTGGAGGAAATGCGCCAGGCGTTGAACGACGAGGACGCCTGGGCGCAGGAATTCGAGCTGAAATGGCTCGATGAGGCTTCGGCCTGGTTGTCGTTTGAGTTGATCAATAGCGTCGAGCACGATCATGCGGGCGTTCCGGAGCATTACACCGGCGGACCGGTTTTCGTGGGAGTCGATATCGCGGCTCGGAACGATTTGTTTGTAATTTGGATTTTTGAGGTGATTGGTGATGTTCTCTGGACACGTGAAATTGTGGCTAAGCGCCGTATTAGTTTTGCTGAGCAGGATGCTCTTCTGGCCGATGTATTTGCGCGATATCGTGTTTTGCGCTGCTGCATGGACCAGACAGGAATGGGCGAAAAGCCGGTTGAAGATGCTCAAAGACGTTATGGCACAAGCCGCGTCGAGGGCGTGCTTTTTACCGGCCCGAATAAGCTCTTATTGGCGACAACAGGCAAGGAGACGTTCGAGGACCGTCGGCTACGCATCCCCGCGGGAGTCGCCGAACTTAGAAATGATTTGCATAAGCTGAAAAAAGAAGTCTCGGCAACCGGAAGCCCGCGCTTTGTCGCGGACTCCGACAGTGCAGGCCACGCCGACCGGGCGTGGGCCTGCTTTTTGGCGATTCATGCGGCCACCGGCACGCAATCGATCATTGAATATAACCCGATGCCTGGGAAAAATGACCGCTATGCGGGCAAGCGTAACGATGCTTTAACGGCCGTGGATGGGGCCTGGTGATGAAACATGAAAAATTTCTTTTTTAATTGGTGCCCAGATTTAATCGTCAGAACTGATCATGGCCATAGTTCGCATCCTGACTTCAAAAGTATTGCGACTATGGAATGTAGGGCGGAGAGAGAAAACAGAAAGTGTTGCAGACGCGGAATGTGCGTAGAAGCGATCGACAATAATGGCCACAGAGTGTCATCCAAAACATTTAATTCATAACTCATTTTTACCGAAGCCTAATCCATGAATCTGCTCGACTGGTTTAAGCAAGCCATATCACCGAAAACCGTGAGCGAACGCCAGACCGACGCGCCGCGCATGGGCATTCTGCACCGTGAATTTGCCGGCCATCCGGCCAAGGGCCTGACGCCGGCGGATCTGGCTTCGATTCTGGCCCAGGCCGAACAGGGCGACATGATCGCCCAGGCCGAGCTGTTTATGGACATGGAGGAGAAAGACGCGCACATCGCCGCCGAGCTTTCCAAGCGCAAGATGGCGGTCAAAAAGCTGGACTGGACGCTGGAGCCGCCGCGCGATGCCTCTGCCAAGGAAAAGAAGGCCACCAAGACGCTGGAGATGCTGATCCGCGACGAGCTGGACATCGACGATCTGCGCATGGACCTGCTCGATGCGATCGGCCACGGTTATTCGTGCATCGAGCTGGGATGGGGCCGCACGCTGCAAGGCTTATGGTTTCCGGACCGGGTAGAGCACCGGTCGCCAAGCTGGTTTGCCTGCCACCCAGACGACCGCAACACGCTGCGCCTGCGCGACTCATCGCAGACCTACGGCGCGCCGCTGCAGCCCTGGGGCTGGATTCCGCACACGCACAAGTCGCGCTCGGGCTATCTGGCGCGGGCCGGCCTGCACCGGGTGCTGGCGTGGCCGTACCTGTTCAAGAATTATTCTGTCCGCGACTTGGCCGAGTTTCTGGAAATCTACGGCCTGCCGATCCGGATCGGCAAATACGGGCCGAATGCCGGCGACAAAGAAAAGCGGGATTTGTTAAAGGCAGTGCTGAGCATCGGCCACCATGCGGCCGGTATCATCCCCGATTCGATGCAGGTGGAACTGGCGACGGTTGCGGCCGGTGGCAATGCCGACGCCTTCAAGGTGATGATCGACTGGTGCGAAGCCAGCGAATCGAAGGCGATTCTGGGCGGCACGCTGACCAGCCAGACCGCCGCGAACGGCAACCGCGCGCTCGGCGACGTGCACAACGAAGTCCGCATGGACATCCGCGATGATGACGCCAAGCAGGTCGATCAGTCGCTGGGCGTGTATCTGGTCTATCCGATGGCGATGCTGAACGGGCTGTTTGCGGACAACCGCAGTCCGAGTTTCGTCAGCGATACGCAAGAGCCTGACGATTTGGCGCTGTATTCGGACGCGCTGCCGAAGTTGACGGGAATCGGGATGCGTATCCCAACACGCTATGCCCACCAAAAACTGAAGATTCCCGAGCCGGATGGCGACGAACCGGTATTGGCCACAGCATCGGCAGCCACACCGGAAACGCAGCCGAATCCACCGGCCGTAGGCGCTACGTCGCTACGCATCGCCGCCCTATCGAGCCCGGTCGATCAGCTGACGCCGCCGGAATTGCAGGCTGAACGCCTGGCGAAAGACGCCCAAGCGCCCGGCCGCGCCTGGATGGACAGGATTCTGGTGATGGTCGATCAGGCCGAAAGCCTGGAGCAGCTGCGCGACATGCTGCTGAACGCCTACGGCGATTTGCCGAGCGAGGATATGAGCAATGTGATGGCGTTGGCGTTTGCTGCGGCGGATCTGGCTGGCCGCTTCGACGTGCAGAACGGTAACTAAATGCCTCTGAAACTCGGCCCCGATCAGATCGGTTTCAACGCCCGTGGTGATGGCCCGTTCGCGCTGCCGTTTCCCGAGCAGATCGATTATTTTCGGCAAAAGCTGAACCTGCCGACCCAGCATTACGACGACATCATCAAAAGCGCGCACGATCGTGCTTTTGTCGTCGCCGGCGCGGCCAAGGCGGATCTGTTGAACGATCTGCGCCAGGCGGTTGACCGCTCGATCGTCGAGGGCAAGTCGATCGGCTGGTTCCGGCAGGAATTCGACAATATCGTCAAGAAAAACGGCTGGCACGGCTGGACTGGTGAGGATACCGCGGATGGCCGCGACTGGCGCACGCGCGTGATTTACCGGACCAATCTGTCGGCGAGCTATGCGGCTGGAAGGTACGCCCAACTGACGAATCCGGCGCTTCTAAAAAGCCGGCCGTATTGGAAATACATCCATAATGATACGGTCCAGCATCCCCGCCCATTGCATCAGAGTTGGAACGGTCTGGTCTTGCGCTATGACGATCCTTTTTGGCAATCGCATTTCCCGCCGAACGGCTGGGGCTGCCGCTGTCGGGTGACGGCGGTGCGGGCTGACGAGTACAACGGCGGCCAAGCTCCCGATGATGGCACGTATGAGCATGTCGATCGCCATGGCGAGGTGCATACGATTCCGAAAGGCATCGATTACGGCTGGGACTATACGCCTGGGGCCGGAATCGTGGAAAATTTGAAGGATACGGCGCTTAAAAAGGCGGAGGATCTGCCGAAACCGCTTGCAAAAGCCTTGGAAACTGATATAAAACAGGCCGGCGTCAAGGTTTTCGAGCCGCAAAAAACGGCGAAATTGGCGGCTAAATGGGCGATGGATAATGACCTGGTCGATTTTGCCGATTACGGCAAGATCGATGCGGCGGTCGCCAATGCGATGAATCAATCGCTTTTTGAGCATTTGCGGGAATTTCCGGAGCTTAGAACGAATCAGAAGTTTGTCGGTACGGCGCAGCAGCAGTTCAAGCGCTGGCGCGAGTTGTCGATCGCCGACTAT